GCTATTACAATAGCCTCCTATAGCAGACAAGATGAACGCACGATAGTTCTTCACTTTTCGTACGGTCTCATATTTTATAGGTTTGTAACAGAAGTACCTTTTACGTACTTGGGTACAACGGATGCCTGCAAAAGCATCCTCCCAATAGGGTACGTAGAACGGGGCGGACGTATGCTGCAAGCTTCGAATCAAGAAAGCCATGGTATGAGGAAGGGCGATGCCCGTTCTCCCACACCAGGTCTGAACCTGATTTATAGCAACATATATTTCCTGATCCGTACAAATGGACTTTACATAGAAAGGAGTAACATTAAACCCTTCATAGTAATCTCCACCGCACGATTCACGGAAAGGCCCATCTGAGTAAGACTTATCTAGATTAACAATAAGCCCTGCCTCAGCCAGAGTACCAACAACTGCATTATAGTGTTTCGAAGGACAAATAATATCGTCTCCAAAAACACCATATCTACTTTTATTCAATCTTAACGGAGGTTCGCTTTCGCAAACAGCAGCATAGACTAAAGCAAGTATAGTTAACGTCATCATAGGGAAGGTAAAACCATTCCCCATTGTAGACATCATATGCAATTCTAACGAATGCGTATCATCCAATTGCGGATCTAACTTTATACACGGGCTACGAATAGCCATGAATAAAGAATACCATTCGTCGGGCCAAATCGTCTTAATCAATACAGGAGTAATCATATCAGAAGCATGCTTTAAATCAATGGTGCACAAAGTACCATCGATAGAACCAGCTCTAGCAAGAACGTTATTCACGTCTTGTTGACACGATATATCTATACCGACACCACGCAAGGCACCTTCGATGTACATGCCAGCAGCAAGCTGCAAGGCCATGTTCATTAAGGGTTCCGTCGCAATGGTACGATTTGTATCTGCGTTCTTAGGAACGGTCGAGAGCGTACTACCCTTAGCTAATTTGAACACACATTTCTTCATGCCATCAAAGGCAAAAGTATGGTGGTTCATCATACGCATTAAGCGTGCTAAAGGGGCAGCATCAGCAGTACAGCTAGGTTGCTTAATTAAAATCTTATCGCAAAAGTGCGTGGCTTTGGTTCCTCGAGAGGAACCTGGACCATACCTCCAGAGCGAAAGTAGCAAACCTAGATCCAGAGGATTCTGATGATCACCAATAGATGCAAAAGTAAAGTTCTCAAGCGCTTGCGCGATGAATAACTTAGCATTATTAATTTTCTCAGTACCCAATGAAATATTCACAAGCCGCGCCTTTTCGTTAAATATCACGAAATCGCTAACTGCGCGTGAATGCAACTCAGGATTTGTCGAAATAGCCTTTTTATCAGCACGTTCCGACAAGCGCATAAGCGCTGCTTCCTTTCTTTCGAAAGGAGCATCCGTAGTCACAGACAACATGTACTGTGCCTCAAAACGTAAGGTCTGGATAAAAGAGCGTAACTTCGCCTCATTATGATCCGGATGCCAAATCGGCAAATTAACCTTACTAACTTCAACTAATAAACTCATGGAGATTCCCCAATAGGTTAAATATACACTTTCATGTAGTTACATGAAAATCAAGAGGGCCATAAACGTAAGCGTAAGCCACCAATACATGAATCACAAGCACTTCAAGCTGCATAATAACAGCCCGTGCTCGAAATATCCATGTATCGGCGACACGCCTACGTCTAACGACCGGTTTAAAGGATGCCACTTGCCGTTGTGTCACCAAGTCCAGCAGAAATAGCACTTAAAAGTCCTATATGAGCGGAAATAGCGGCACGAATGGAAGCAGCATCGTAGGTGTCAGCGCCTGCAGGAACCGGGATCGTGGTGACAATTGGCATCACGATCGCTGATTGATTTAAAGCAGGGATAACACCCTTTCGAGTAATAGCTTTGTAAGTATTATTCGAAATACCCTTGATGACCCCTGTGAGGGGGTTCGCTTGCGGTAATGTTTTAAGCACAGCAGGCCGGAAGACAGACATAGTGAAAGGATTACTCACACTATGAATGGCAACACCGGTCTGAGTTCCGCCCAGAGCTGTAACAGCGACTTGCTTGCCGTTATTGCCTGGAGCTACATCAGCGACGTTTGTATAAGTTGGGCTAGTAAAGCCAGTTTGTGCGGCACCCGTTAAGGGCGAAGGTATAGTTATTGACATTAAGATGTCCTCTTGGTTGGTTGACGCGTAATTGCGTTTGCGGACCATCGATGCGCATGCGCACCAGATGGGAGTTTCTGAACAGCTAGTATACTAGTTAAGTTCAGTAATTTATTTACTGCATTCTTTCCAATCTCATCGACAGATTTAACTCTGAAAGCTCGATGAGGAAGAGAGGCGAGCTTCTCACGACGAAATCTGTAACCTTCGGCGTATCCCGAATACTCTGGAGCTACTAGTCCTTCGGACCAGTAAGCAACAGGCTGTATTTTGCGATACGTAAGGTCACAATGATAATCATAGTGAGTATTTAATACCACGTAATTTGTGGACCTACCGGGACTCGTATAAGAGTCCTCCAGCCAATCACCAGTTGTGGTGAAGTAATCCAACAACCAACTATAAGGAGTTAACTCATAGATAGCTGAAGCTATATCTTCCTTCGTAGCGCCAAAAGCGTTCAAAGCAGAATAGTTGTTACCAGCGCTAATATTAAAATTAACGCCACACAAATAACGATAGGTAAGCTTATGATACATTCTTCTCTGAATAGTGTATTGCAAACCTGCGTTTACATAACGTCCTCCAGTTAAGTCTGTAGTCATCCACGAACCTTGCGATCCAGCATGGTCTACATACGAATGATCTTGCCTAAGCAAGTAATCACTAATAGTAGCCGCAAGTTGGATAGTATCGGAAACCGTGGGAGCTATCGCAAATGAGTAATTCAACCAAGAATCACCCATAGCGTGTAACAGCCCTTTTACAGTGCCTTTACCTTTCTTTAACTGAGCTAATTCTAAAACTACCTTAAAGGTGCTTTCTGCAGTCGTACGGACAAGTCCGCGCAACTCCTTAAGCTCCCCTAAAGGAATCAAAGCTTTAAACTCATTTTGACTGCTTGCCAATTTCCGCTTTATCCGACTAAGTGCAAGGTCTTTTAGACCTGCATCGTCGACGAGTAATGGGATTGAACAGCCTTCCGCGAGTCTCGCGACTCCAGAGTGAGCATAATATGGATAACCGTACGCTTCTATAGTGCGAGTTCTTATCTTGGGGATCTCCCAAGCTGTAAGAGCACTACAAGAATAGTTCGTAGACGCATCTTGCCTCAAAGCAATTTGTTGTTTATAATTAGGGTTGCTAACACCGCTTTTCTCCCCCGGATCCAAAACCACCCAAGCCTGTTCATTTATGGAAAATACATTATTCCACTCATTAAGGGCTTGCAGTTTTGAAAGGTAGGATACAGAATTGTGAACATTAGCAGCCATAAGTGGCCTCCTAAGAAAGATAGACAAGGAAGGAAAACTAATAATTCTTTTGCAACGCATCGCAAAAAGAAAGATTACCTTCCAGAAGACCGGAACGAAGAGTTGAAGAAACCTTCGTCCTAGACACTCAAACAACAGAGTGCGCGGGAAACATTCCACACGAAACCGAGCTTACGC